GAGCCTTCGCCCCGAACGTCTGCATCACCGACGTGAGGCCATACGTGGTGTCGTCCAGGTTCGCGCCGCTGATGGTGGCGAGTTTCGCCGCGTCCGTCAGGACGGACATCGCGGCCGCACCCCGGTACCCAACCGACTCGACGTGATACAACGCGTCAGCCAGTTTCGTCGGGCCCTGCCCGGTGGCGTACCCGAGCCGGAGCACCCCATCCTTCAATGACTCGACCTCATGCTGCGAGGCCCCCGCCTGCGTGTGGACCCTCTCCATCGTCGCGTCGAAGTCCGACGCCATATGCACCGACGCCGCTCCGACCGCGATGGCGGCCACCGACAGCCCCAGGAACGCGGCTTTGCCGATCGCCCCGAGTTGACGCATGGTTGACGCGCCACGGGTTTCCAGCGCCCGGACCTCGCTCGCCGCCGCTCCCATGCCCGCACTGAAGCCGGTGATGTCCGCGACCAGGTGCGCGACAACCGGAGGCAGAACGCCGGAACCGAACATGTGGCTCCTCCTACTTCATGGCGGACGCCCACGCCCGCGCGAACGCGGGACGGGCGACATGACGGACGACGAACTCGTATGCGGGTCCGAAGTAAGGGTATGGCGGCTGGTTGTAATGACGCCCCAGCGAATCGGCTCCGGAGAAGCCCAATTCGAGACGCCGCGAGTAGATGACAGTCGGGGCGACCGTGACCTGGTACCCCATCCCAGGCAGCCCACCCTGCGACGTGATGACGATGCTGTTCCGGAGTCGGCCGGTGACGACACCCGGCCCGCTGCCCGCGTTCATCCCCTGAGTCCCATCACGGGCGAGCCTCGGAGGGCCCGTCGCGTTCAGTTTCGCCTCACGGATCAACGCGGTTGCGACGAACCGGGCCCCTTCTCTCTGAAGTCCGGCATGATGATCTTCTGAGCGACCTCGGCTTCCTTCTCCAGCACCGAAGCGTCTCCGACCGGCATGTCAGCCAGGGTGTCCAGGTCGTCCTTCGGCAGCGGGAGGACCGGCCCGAACGGGACCAGCGCGTCGTCCACGGCCCGGACGTTCCACGCGGACACCAGGAGAGCGATGATGCGGGCGGTCATCGCGACCCCGGTCATCACCGCTTCACGGTTGCCCATGACGGCCTTCTCGCCGGGCGCACCGATGGAATCGAGGTTCATCCCGTCGTAGATGAACTGCCGCTCGCGGGACCGGATCCCGGCCGGGTTCCTCAGCGCCACCCGGAACCCTGACGGGAGGGTGATGACCTTCCCGCCGGGAGGGGCGACGATCGACGGGCCGACGAGCGGCGCATCGGCCGCGTCCGGCACCGGGTCGGGATCCGGGACAGGGACCGGCTCAGAAACGGCCGGAGCCGGGTCGGGGGCGACCGGGACGACCGGAACGTCGACCGGGTCCTGCGCGGGCTCCACCGGGGCAGGAGCGGCCAGTGCGGGGGTCGTGGGCTGCCATACGGGTTCAGACATGTTCATTCCCTCGTTTCGTTTGCTTCGGATGGAACAGGGTCAGCCCTCCCCCGGCCAGGAACCGGAGGAGGGCCAGGACACCTCAGAGATACGTGCCCGCAGGCAGCGCGTTCTTCAGTGTGGCGAGCAGAGGAGACAGGCCGCCGCCGCCGGTGCCGGTCGCGTCCGTGGCGTTCGCCATCGCGCGGCCGGTGGTCTCGACCTCGATGTACGACTTGCCGCGGGCGATCTTCGCGTCGTCGGTGTAGTGCTGGCTCATCTGGAAAGCGAGCGACTGGCTCGCGCCCTGCGAGAACGTGGCGACCACGGCCTCCTGCGAGTCGTTCAGGTACGAGAGGATCCGCGACTCGTCCTGGGCCACGAGGGTCATCTTCGTGGTGACCTCCAAGCCTCCGACATGGATCGTGTACGGGTCCTGCGAACCGAGCGTGAACACCGTCTCGACGGTCTTCCGCTTGATCGCCAATTCGAAGTTCTGCACCGCCACGTCCGCCGCGCCACCGATGGTCACAGCCCCGACCCAGTTCGGGATGGGGACGACCGTCGTGTACGCCGACGTGGGCGCGGACTGCGGGGACGACGCGAACCCGGTCATCTTCGCGTCGTAGGTCATCAGCCCCGCCGCGTCAAACTTCAACGTCAGTTCGTTGCAGACTGCTCCCGCGATCCGACGGGTCTGCAACCCGCCCTCGTTGTCCGTCCACGAGTAGGTCGGCGGCTGACCATCCCCACTGTTCTGCAAGCCGATGGTGTGGACGCACGGGGCGGTCCCGACCGCCGCCTCCGAACCGAGGACGCCGACCAGCCACCACCCGATGCTATCCGCGAACACATCGCCCGAGCAGTCGATCTCCGCGGACCTGGGACCGTTCTGCATCCCATAATCCTCGGACATGCTGCCCCGCCACCCGTTGTCCAGCAGTTTCAACTGCTTGTCGTGCGGGTCGTACTTCTTCACCACGGGGAAGAACGTGGGCGCAACGCCCGTGCCCTTCACCGGCTCCTTGGCGACGCCGACGACTGTCCGCAACGCCGCATACGTGGAGTTGACCATGACCTACCTGCTTCCTGTTTGCTGTTGCGGATCGTCCGGTCAGGCGACCGGGGTCTGAGGTGTCTCAGAGGAAGTGTCGCCCGACTCCGGCTCCGGCGTGGGGACCTTCGGGGTGGAGACAACCGTCGGCGTGGACGCGCTCACCGGCGACGGCTGCGGCTGGACAGGTGGAGCCTGCACGGTCGGCGTGGACGGCACCGGCGCGGGTGTAGGCGAGGGGGCGGGTGTCTCCTCGACCGGGGCGCCCGCCTCCCTCTGCTCACGGGTCAGGGTGTTGGTGGTGGCGACCGCGCTGTCCGGGGCTGGCTCGAAGTCCGGCCGCTCGTCCAACGCCGCGTCCGCCTCCGCGCCGAGGACTTCCACCACGTCCCCGGCGACGACGACGACGGTTCCGTTCGCGGTGTCCGGGACGATCAGTTCCGACGGCCCGGTGTACGTGTGCTTGCCCATGACGCTTTCCTCACTGCTCGGGGATGATTACTCAGGTTGCCTGGTTCCACTCCTCGACAGGGAACCGGACAACCGCCCATGTGGCGATCAGTCCCCCGTCGGGTTCCATCTGCTCCGGCTCCCCGTACTCCACGGCGAGCGACTGGTGCGCCCCGCTGATGATCGGCCCCGTGTGCGGGGTGCCGAGGGACGGGTCCATGCGGAGCCGGTTGCACAGCGAGTCGATCACAGCGTCGAAGTGGTCTTCCGCGACCATCGCGTCCGGTTCGGCCGATCTGTGGAACACCTGTACCGCCGCCGTGTAGGTGGTGAGCCGGAACCCGCCCTGCCCATCCGACCCGGCAGGCATCTCCGTTTGGTTCTCGATGACCGTCACCCCCAGCGCCCCGGACACCTCACCAGGAGCCCCGGACGTGAACGACAGCCCCTTCAAGTCCCTCGGTCGGGCCCGGAGGATCATCGACATGCCCGTGATCGGCTGCGTCGGGTCCGACAGATACGCGTGGAGCGCGGCCCGGACGGTGGCCCTACTCACGGTGCCACCGGCCGGTACAGGGCCAGGATCGACTCCGCGATGTCGAACTCCTCCGCTCCCGGCTCATTCCCGGAATCCTTCGACGCCGTGCCGGATGAACCCGACCGCATCACCAGGGCGCCGTTACCCGACTGCTTCAGCAGGGCAGTCGTCGCGTACACGCACGCCTGCTCGACCTCATCCGGCAGGCCCGTCACAGCCGCGCCAGGGTTGAACGCCACCCCAACCGTCCCCGTCAGGGTCACCACACTGCCAGCGACCGACAGGACCGTCACGCTCGCGCCACTCAGGTCAGTCTGGGCCGACCCCGCCCCGGACGGCCCGCCACCCTGGGCGAGTCGAAGGTGCGTGCCGGGGACGATCCCAGTCGGGTCGTTCACGACGACACTCAGGTCCGAGGCTACGACCGGAGACGCGAGAGTGGTGACCGGATACCCGGCGATGTACGACAGGGACACCACGACCCGGCCGCCCGGCTGCGCGGTGCCGAACTGCAACGGCCCCGTGTAGCCGCCCGCGAGGGACGCCTGCAACGGGATCTCGACCGACTGGTTCTCGACCCACACACGGGACAGGTCGTTCAGCGACGACATGCTCGCCGCGTCCACCCCGAATGACACCCCCGTCACCGCGACAATCGGGTGCTGCCTGGGGTGCAGCCGGAGCACCCCCTGCGGGTGGATCCGGGCGCGCATCGACTCATTCGACGCCTGGGCGGTCAACGGCTGCTCCGCGCACTTATCGCACCAGGACGACGCCTGCCCGATGATCCGCAACAGTTCCGCATCCTGGTCCGCCTGGCTCCCGTTCCGGATCAGAGCCTGCGTGTCGATGGCGTGCGGGGCGGCGCGGTACTGGTCGATGGTGATGTAGTTGATGACCCGGTCGGGCATCGTCTTGTTGTATGCCGGTGCGACCGTCATGGCTTCCCTCTCGACACGATAGGCGGAGCCAACCGGGCGGCGAGTTCACCCGGCAGGACGAAATTGTCGGCCTTCCTCCGGACCAGTATGCGGCGGGCGACCCGGTACCCGCGGGCGACGACCTGGGAGCAGATCAGCCGGTCCCCGCGGTTCAATCGCTCACGGGCCGCCTCCCCGAGCAGGCCAGGGAACAATTCGAGGAGCATCGCCCCGATGTCGAGGAACGAATAGGGGACACCGACCATGCCCTCCGCTGCGCCGACGATCAGTTCCCGCTCGTCATGGGTCAGCGGCTCATGCGACCACGCATGGTGCAGGTTCTCGTACTTCGCCCACTCCGTGACCTGCACCTCGCCCCGGAACCGGAGCCCGCGCCGCTGCACATTCGCCTCGATGATCTGCCCGTCGCCCCGGTAGATGCCACAGTGGTTGGCCCACTGCCCCTCGACCGGGACACCGAGCCAATGCTTCTGCGCGAACCGGATCCCCTTGGCGACTACTCCGGCGGTCTCGACCACGAAGTAGTCGCCAGGGGACGGGGTCACTTCTGCTGCGATACCGTCCACGACCCGTGCTCGCACCCGACGGTCTCGACGCCCTCCGGGGCGCCGAACGGGAAACACTCGGCGCACAGGCCAGTGCTCGCGGCCGCGGGCGCAGGCGCGGCGGGCGCGGGAGCCTCGGGCTCCTCCTCGACCTCGGCGGACTCCTCGACCACAGGCTCAGTCTCCTCGACCTCGACCGGAGCCGGGTCGACCTTCGCAGGTCCCGGCACGGGACCCGATGTTGAAACAGTCATGACGTTCCTCCCTCTCGTGAGCACGGCCCGCCGCACCGGCTACAGGTCGTGAAGAACGACCCGAACCCGCAACGGGTACAACGGCGGCCACTCGACCGGGACGACACCCCGGACAGGGAAGCCTCATGAAATCCCTCCTGGCGGAGAGCCTTCGCGTCCGAATCGGCCACAGTCACGAAACCGTCGGACGAGTCATATCGGCGGACAGCCCCATTCGGCAGGGCCACCTCCGTCTGCTTGATCAGCCCATCCGGGGCGACCAACCTTCGAGCCATGCGGGTTCCCTCTCTCACATGCGACCGGTCATCCCCCGGCTACCACTCCGCGGGATGACCGGCGCGCTCCTCGGGCTACTTCCCGAACGGGGCCCACCCGGTGAGAGGTGAGCCCCGCCCGTCAGCGTCAGGACTTCTTGATGCCCTGGACCATGCCCTGCCACGCGGGGCCGTAGCAGTAGAAGGTCCCGAACCAGTAGGACGACGTGTCGTACGAGTTCTGGATGACCGGCCACTGGATCGCCATGTAGTCCTGCACGTTGCGTGCGGTCCACAGGTTGTCCACGTTGCTGTCCGCGAACGGCAGCGTGTGGGAGAGGATCGGCGCGTTGCCCTGGGGCAAGTACGGGTGGACCGTGAGGTC